CTTGTGGATTTCTAAAATTATTGATTATTCCTTTTAAAGGAACACCTGTAATCTCCTGTTTTGTTAATGGTTTTATTCATCTTTTAGCAAATTCATACGTATCTTTAGATACATGAGTTTTGTTCAAAGACACTTCAACACCTAATGAAGATATAATCTTAATATACCTTTGAGCGACGAGATCGTTTTTAATAACGATATCATCACCTAAGATAATATATTGATCAAAATCTTCAATCCCCTCTAAGTATGCACAATAGTGCACAACTAGATGGTGTGTTAAAGTAAAAACAGCCCAGGAAGAATAAGTACCCATTGGTTGACCTGTTGAATATTTAACAATGTCACCCAATGGTGTAGTAAATTTCCTATTTGATAATAAATAACATCAACTATGAGCGAATTTTTCATTAAAAATTCTAACTAATAATCGACGTTGTAAATCAATAGGAAATCGATCAGTTGCACTTGACAAATCTAAGGATCAAAACGAGTGTTCATTTTCCTTCCATCTATGCATTGGATCTTGAGTAAAGGTTCTGTCGCAAGTATTAAAACTTCCTCTTAACATAAACAAAATTATGTTATGGATTGGTTTTAAAAACAACTGAGTATAATAGTCAGAAATGGCTATTATTCTCAATTTTGCTTCAGGATCTTTAACATAACTTAAAACACCATTAGTCTTAGACTTTTTGGCATATAAGTTATTATCCCATGCATACTTGTAGGATTTAGAAAAGAAATCCGCCCCAGCTTCATCAGTAATATTAAAAATATTTTGCATCTCTTCATAACTATATTGTAATAAGTTATGATAAGATGTTAATGTAGCAGGTCCATCAGGACCAGCTTTCATTGATAAATATAATAATTTCTTGGTGAAGACAGGTGGTTTTCGTTTCAGTGAATGTTTCTTAACAAATTTATTGATAAAACCTCCTGGAATAATATAGTTCCCTTTAGGGGAATCTGTAATAGAACAGAAGTTAGGTTCAACTTTATTTCATTCATTCTTATTAAGAATAAATGATCTACTAAAATTTAAAATTGTTAAAACAAATTTTAAATTAGAAGTTGAACTATTATCAACAAAAGTTTTAAGAAATAAAAGCTTTTTTGGTCATCCATCTTTAGTTAATCCTATACTCATAGTATTAGTAAGTAAAGGCTGCCCACATATGTACCTAGTACAATGTAAGCGCATTTGCTTATAATACTTTATAGTATGGATTATACCTCAATCTTTAATTCATTTAAATAAATTAGAGACAAAAGGTCTAAAGAATTTTAATTCGATATGTGGAAATAATAACATTAAAAGTCTTTTTAAAACTTTTATATGAATATTTCTCATATTAGATTAAAGTGGATTGGTTTTGGATTGTTGTAACAATCGAACCTAGGGATTAGTCTCTAGGAATTATGAATTGTGGCTCGAAGCCTTTTTCCTTACTAAACGTAAAGAAAGGTAGAGAATAACCTCAATGAGTAATTATTTACTACATACTTTTCTTCCAAAACTGGAATAAAGCAACCCTCAAAAGAGGACTTTATACAAAACCGAAGATAAATACTTAAGTACTTATTTAATGGTATAATTAACACAAAAGTTAATTATAGTTCTTCGGAACAGTTTACCCCTAAG